GTAATGTTATGTGATGATGGTGGGAGCTTAGAAGAGCCGTTAGATTACGACAAGGTTAGAACTATTGAGGAGTTGAGGGTGTTTGAAAGAGCTATAGTTCAGGAGGATTACCAGGGACTATATCAAAGTAAGATGATATTTAGCAACAGTGATTTGCCAATAGGTCAGCCGGAATTTTATCACATCAATTCTCTATACGGCTCTTTTACGGTACACTACACAAGGTGCTTGATATTTAGGAATGGTAGATTGCCAGAGCAGACTACTAATTCGATTTACAGACATTGGGGAATGCCTGAACATGTAAAGATAAAGCAAGCCCTAAGGGAGTGTATGACTTCACATTCTAACGGTACTAAGTTGCTTGAAAGGTCTGTACAAGCAATATATAAGATGAAAAATCTTGCTACTCTATTGAGTTCAGATGAGGGAGAGGGAAAGGTACTGCAAAGATTACAGGTTATTGACATGGCAAGAGGAATCCTTAATTCTATGGCTATTGATGCAGAAGGTGAAGATTATGACTTCAAGACCTTGCAGATGGCAGGCGTTAAAGATGTTATAGATACTACCTGTAATATGCTTTCGGCAGTAACTAATATTCCACAAACCATTTTGTTTGGTAGGTCTCCGGCAGGAATGAACGCTACAGGAGACAGTGACTTGGAAAACTACTACAACATGGTAGAGAACATCCAAAAGCAGAACATGAAGAAGAATATAAGAACTTTGATTGACTTGATTTTGAAGCAGGGATTTCTTGAAGGTGAGATTCAGGATATTCCTAAGTTCAAGGTCAAGTTTTCCGCTTTATGGTCCCTATCTGATACTGAAAAGGCTGATATAGAACAGAAGAAAGCACAGACTGAACAGATAAAAGCACAGCTTGCACAGGCATATATAGATGCAGGAGTTTTAGATCCGTCTGAAGTAAGAAAATCACTTGCTATCAACGGGGATTTCAATATTGAAGAGCTGATTGATGAAGATGATATTGAACTTCCTGAAGATAATGGAAATGAAAGTACACAGCAAGACAAAGAGAAGAACATTGACGACTTTGATTTTCAAATAAATAGTAAGATACAGGAAGATGGTAGCTGTAATGCAGCAGCTGTTTTGGTTATTAAAGATGGCAAAATTTTATGTGCAAAGAGAAATGATTCTGAATTTCTATGTGGTCCAGGAGGACATATTGAAGAAGGTGAGCAACCTGAAGAAGCAGCACTAAGAGAGGCACAGGAAGAGTTTAATATTGTACCCCTTAATATTCTACCATTAGGCATTTACAAATGCACCACAGGGCTATATTGCAATTCTAAGCTATACTTTACAGACCAATTCAAAGGAATACCAAAAGCAGATGGTATAGAAATGGTAGATGCAAGGTGGTTGTCATTAGAGGAGTTAAAGTATGAGCTGTTATTTCCACCGTTTGCAGAATCTATATGTATGTTGGAAAATCTTTTGAAAAATAAATTGACAAAAGATTTTAATATGAGTAGTCTAAATGTAGACAACATAGATGGTGGAGAAGGCAGTGGAAACTTTGGGCATAAAGGGGTAAAAGGTCAGCAAGGCGGAAGTGCAAAACAAGGTGGAGGCTCAAAGAATAGTAGTTCATCAAGTGAGAGCAAGGAATCAAATAAAAAGGCAAAAAAGAGCAAAAAAAGTGGCTCAAAAGAAAGCTCATCTGGAGAAGAAAATAAATCTCAGACCAGAAAAACTAAAAAAGAGAAACATGAAAAAGAAGGCTCTGGCAATAAAGAGAGCTTAATTAAAAAAAATGTTGAAGAAAAGCCTCAAAAAGAAAAAACTACTGTATCAGAGGAACCTGAAGAAGAAAAAGCTGAAAAAACTACAGCATTACCTAAACCATCTGCTAGAGGTAAAAATATACCTTGTAAAGGTTTTGCTAGTAAGGAATTACTAGCAGGCCATTTCTCCGACCATGGTAAAGAGCTGAAGTGTAAAACAGAAGATGAGTACCTTGAAAAAGCGAAGGATTTCATCAGCAAGGAATGTGGAGGAGACATTGATGGATATGTAACAAAAAATGGAGAGATATGTAGGTTCAATATAAAAACTGGAGAGTATGGTAAAGGAATACCTGGAGGTATAATAAGAACTTATTTTATCGCTAAATATAGTGAAAAAACTGGACAATCTAATTTGGATATAGCAAATAAATATTTTTATAGGTTAAAAGAAAGAGAGGGAGTGGAAGATGAAGAAACATAAATGCCCTGTTTGTGGCAAATTTGAATTTGAATATGAAGGATGTTTTGACATATGTGAAGTTTGTGGATGGCATGATGATCCAATTCAGTTAGAAAATCCTGACGAAGAATGTTGTGCAAATAAAATGAGCCTTAACCAGGCAAGAAAGAATTATGAAAGAACAGGAAGAATTAAGTAATTTTTTATAAGTAAAAATGGCTATGCAAATTGCATGGTCATTTTTATTTACGGAGAAATCAGCATGGATGATAAAAACAGGAGGTTATATGTAGAAAAGATTAGAAAGAAATTCTATGGACACGATAACCTAAAGAGCAAGTACATCCCTCAAATTCCACAATCTGCCGAAAGGGAGTATATAAGAGTTGTTAATGAATATATGCGATTGCTTAAGCAAGAGATTGAAAAGGCAATTCCGGAAATAAAGGATAGCTATAAGGGAAATAGGGATGCAGATATTAAAGAAGGAATTAGAGCTGATTCCTTTACAGATTTAATGCTTAAGATAAATGAAATTTTTGCAAGGATAGAATCAAAGCTTGTAAAAAAGGTTAGTGGTTATGGATTGAGAAAGAAGCTTGAAAATCTGGCAAATCTCAACAGAAAGCTTACAGTTAAGGAATGGAAAAAAGCCATAAGGTCTACATTAGGAATAGATATAAGAGAAGATTATTATTTGGGTGATTTTTATAATGAGCAATTGCAGGATTGGGCTAAACAGAATGTAGACCTTATATCTACAATTCCTAATGATTCTTTAGCTAAAATGAGAGAGATAGTGTATAACGGCTATATAAGCGGAAAGACTACAACAAGAATGCTTAAAGAAATCCAGAGAGCCTATAAAGTAAGCTTAAAACATGCAAGGCTTATAGCAAGAGACCAAACGGCAAAGCTTAATGGACAGATACAAAGGCACCAACAAATAGATGCAGGAATCACTGAATACATATGGTGTACCTGTGGTGACGAGAGAGTTAGAGAAAGTCACAGGGCTTTAAATGGAAAGAAGTTTAGTTGGGATAATCCCCCACTTAACTCAGATGGAAGAGCTTGCCATCCAGGAGAAGATTATCAATGTAGGTGCATTGGCAGGCCTGTATTCAATAACAGCAATCTCAATCTACCTATAGATGATAGTGTAGAAGTTACCATTAAATAGCATTTAGCATGTTTAAAAAGCTTGCTTAATATTATTTCACTATACATTAAAACAAGATACTAACATGTTTCCAAAATGGAAAATGCTTAACGTATCAACTTGTTCCAAAAAGTTACAAGTTCAACAGTTTCAAAAAAAGAAAAAGTTGAGTCTATGTACTTAACCATTTTGTTGATGTCACCAAAATGGTCCATTTTCCTAATGTCGGGAAAATGGTTAATGAAAAGTGACAAACATATGAATAAAGCGATAACAGAGAAAATGAACTTTGCAAAGGCAAGGTTCTTTTTTAATACAAAGAAAGGAACTAGCATGATGTGCAACAAAGAAGGCTATAGCGATAAGACAGCTGAAATAGCTATATCTAGGGTGTACAAGGAAGAGATGAGTAAAAAGAAAGGAGATGTAAAGAAAAATGGGGACAAGAGACTCACCTACTCTAAAGAGAGTAAGAAGGCTAGACAGTATTAGGCTAGATAGGAAAGATTCTACATACTTTACAGAAGAAGGTTATTTGGTGGACCATCCTATACTTACATCGTGTGGAATTTTTGAGTATGTCAATCCGGATGGAAGTATTAGGAGAGAGTTAAGACTGCCTAAATATGTATTTGATGAAGATTCATTAAAAACATATAAAGGTAAGCCTATTATTATCACACATGATGCAGGAGTAGTGGACAAGAGCAATGTTGATAAGGAACAGGTAGGCACAATACTTACGGAAGGCTATCAAGATGGTAATGATGTTCGTGCAGAGATTATCATACACGATACAGATGCTATGAAGGATAGTGGTCTAAAAGAGCTATCCCTTGGATATAACCTTGATTTAATTGAAGAGCCAGGGGTTTATGATGGAGAGCATTATGATGCGATCCAAACTAACATTGTCATTAATCATTTAGCTATTGTTGCATCTGCGAGGGCAGGTGAACAAGCAAGGCTAAACATTGATGAAAAAGATATACAAGAACTTAAAGGAGGTAAGTTAATGAGAAAAGACAATGGCACTATTTCGAATGAGTCATTATCACCGGAGGAGCTACAGCAGGCCATATTGGCTTATAAGGCAAGCAAGAAGGCTGAAGTTAATACTGAAGATGAGAATGATGTAGAAGCAAATGAAAAGTCTGATGAGGATGAAACTGTAAAATCGGATGAAGATGATACTGAAGGTACTACTCCGGAGGCTATCGTTGAGATGGTAAAGGAGCATAAGTCTGAGAGAGAGGATGAAGATGAGCCAACAGATTTAGGAGTTGCTAAAGATGTTATTACTCAGCAGGATTCAGATATAGATATGCTTTTAGCTGCGATTGAGAAACTTTTAGCTGAAAAGCAGAATAACTCAGATAGTGATGCTGAAGAAGAGAACATGGATGAGGAAGATGACGGTGAAGGCGATTCTAATTCCGAGTCCGAGTCAAAGACTACAAACACAAAGAATACAAACGCGGATTCAGCGGATAAGATTATAAGACAGCGATTAAATATCTGCCGTGTAGGTGATAAGCTCAACCTTGACGGGCTTGAAAACATGAGCATTAAGCAGGCTAAAAAGACTATCATTGCAAAGGTTTTGCCTACAATGAGAGTTGACGGAAAGTCAGATGCTTATATAGATGCTATGTATGACTTAGCAGTTGGAGAGGTAAAGAAGTCAAAGAATGTAGCTTATCAGAAGCAGCAGATGATAGCACAGGCAAAGAGAAAAAGAGCAGATTCTAATGAAAGCATGGCTTTATCAGCAAGAAATAGAATGATTCAGAGAACAGGAGGTAATGAATAATGGCAGCACAACTCAATTACAATTATGGCACTCCTATGGGTGTACCTGGGGGCAAATTTGACATTGCATTTGATGAGGTAGTTACAAGGTCAAATGAAGAGGCTGACAAAAAGATGAAATTCGGTCTTGCGGTAGCAGTTGGTACAAATGTAGGTAAGGGAGTAAAGCTTCCTACAACAGGTGTTACAGCAGATAAGATTGAAGGTGTAACCGTTGCAATTGCAACTACAGAGCATGACACTGATGGTAATGTGATTATCAAAAAGGGAGCAGCCCTTAGTGTTATGAGGAAGGGTAACATCTGGGGTAGACTTGCAAACGGAATTACACCTGAAGCAGGGAAGACAGCGTATGTAGCACTTACAGGTGATGATGCCGGAACCTTTACCACAAGTTCAACAGGAACGGTTGACATCGGAGCCAAATTTGGAAATGTTGTAGACAAAGATAACGGCATTGCTGTTATCGTACTTTAATTGTAGGAGGTAAACTAATGAGTAGAAATTATAATCCTGATATGCCATCAAGTGGGTATGACAAGGCAGATTACAATGCTTTAAAAGCATCAAATCTAATGCCTACACTTAGGGAGGATAGATTATGTAGATTCGATAGTGCAGAAGATGCATCTGTATTCTTTGCAAGAGAGTTGGATTACATCAAGTCAAAGTCTTATGACAAGCTGTATCCGGAGTTTTCTGCATTGAATAACTTCCCTGTTACACATGAAGTTCCGGAGGGTGCAGAAACAACTACATACTATTCATATGAAAAGACAGGTATGGCATCTATCATAAGCAATTATGCCACAGACCTACCAAGAGCTGATGTGAAGGGCAGACCATCAACAGTAAATGTTAAGTCTATCGGTACATCTTATGGATATTCAGTACAGGACATGAGATCAAGCCGTATGGCAGGCAAGTCACTTGATACACGTAGAGCAGAGGCGGCAAGATATGCAACAGACAGAAAGACAAATGTTATTGCATTTGCAGGTGACAAGGATCATAACATCATGGGAGTATTGTCTACAGGAAACAATATCCCACTCTTTACTCTCAGTGAGGTAGCAGTAGGTGGAACAAATTATACTGATTTCAAGCATAAGACGGCCTCACAGATATTAGATGATATCAACGGAATGTTTGCTTATCAGTCTAAGATTACAAAGGGTGTAGAGAGAGCCGATACTCTCATGTTGCCTCATAGTGTATTTATTGATATCTCTACACGCCAGATTCCAAATACAGGCTACACGGTACTTAGATTCCTGAAGGAGAATGCACCGTACCTTAAGAATATCATTGCAGCACCGGAATTAGAGGCGGATTCAGAGGAGACTAACCCATATAAGAAGGGAGTGATGTTCCTCTTTACAAATTCCGAGGAGAAGATGTCACTTGAAGTTCCAATGCCATACTATCAGTATCCATTGCAGAATAGAAATCTTGAAGTGATTGTACCTTGCGAGGAAAGAGTTGCAGGTATGATGATTTACTATCCATTGTCTGCATTAATAGCGGTAGGAGCATAAATAGAAGGAGAAACGTATGGCAGTAAAGTTAAAGAATATTTCGGAAAAAATAATAGGTGTAGGTGATGTTATCATCCTTCCTGAAGAGACAAAGGAAATACCTGCAGTATTTGAAAGAAGTCCTATTCTTGAAATATATAAGGAAATGGGGCTTGTTACAATGTCGGGAAAGCCTACATCGGAAGTGGTTGTGACTGAAACATCAGAAGAAGCAGGAATGTCAGATGCAGACAAGAAAACTAAGTTGGATAGCCTTAAGGATGCATCAGATGAGGATGTAGCATCATTAGCTAAAGAGCTTGGAATCAATCCGGCAGACTGTAAAGATTTAGCAGATGTACGTAAGAAGGTAAAGGCAGCTCTTAGCAAGTAGTCTTTTAAAGGAGTCTATATATGAACGCCTTGGAAATATTTAGAATGGTTGCTGACGAGTTCAGCAACCTTCCTGATGATGATGTAGTCAATGACGGTAAAGTTACACAATATGGTGTTAAATCTTTTATAAAGTTGTATTCGGACCAGATAAGCGAAAAAAGGTTCGGAGCATCATATCAAAAGGCATTGGCGTATTTGACAGCACATAAACTTAAAATGAACGGATATGGGGATACAGGAACAGGTAGT